GCAGAGAATACAACAATGAGAATGGTACAGTACTTGTACCCAGTCATTAAGAACTCTGTAGAGATGTTAGAAGCACTCTGTAAGGAAACAGACGTACAAGTTCCTACAGATTTAAAAGATAATATGGAATTTCTAAAGACAGTCTATAACACACAGATAGACTGGCATCCAAGGACTATGTATGGTGACGAGGCAGCGGAGGAGCTTAATGCTCGTCTCACCTTGCATGAGGAGTGGGCTACTGACGACAATGCACATCACAGCGTATTGAATTGGAAGAATCCGTACGGAAGCGATGGTCAACTCCAGCAAGCTCCTGCCGTGACTCAACAACCAATGATGCCAAACCCATATATGCAGCAGCAGATGCCTATGCAGGGCGGCGCAAGTATGTTCAAACCGTGGACATGGTTCGGAGTCGGTACAGCAGCCGCCCAACCTCAAGCTTGGCAGTTACCACCTCCAGCTATAGACACACTAGCTAATGGAGAACAGTTTTACACAGCAAACGGCGGAGGGCCTCCACCATTGGCACAACAGCAAGGATACCTTACGTTACCAGTTGGAGCAATCGGCTGGAACATGGCAGGACAACCTATCGACATGAATGGTATGGTTGTAGCAACTACTGGCGAAAAGTTGATGAATACAGCGCTCAGTAGGATATTGTAATGCCAAGTTATTGTACAGCAAACGATGTAGCAGCTTTTTTACAAGTTGACGATTTTAGTGGTAGTACAACTCCAACTAGTACAGATGTAGAAGCGTTTATTGATATGGCAGAAGGCCGTATTGAAGAACTTACAAATCACGCATGGTCTACAGCTAAAGTAAGAACTGTAACTGATGAACGTGTAAGAGTACAAACAGTACGTTCTAATGCAGTAAATGTACGTGGTAGAATACAATTAGCTCATTATCCTATCAACAATTTTTCTACAAATGCAACGCCTAATTTTACTAACACTAATGGTAATGTAAAAATCTGGGAAGGTAGTGCGTATGTAGATTACTGTGATTCTGCAAATGGTAAAGATATTGGCACTTCTGTTACAGATGTTGATGGTGACATGTGGGTAGACACAGAACGTGGTATAATCTATATAGAAAACTATGCTACACATAATATGTTAAACAGCAGTCCAGCAGGTGTAGACGCTTATGTTTCTTATGAATATGGTGATGCTACAACTCCACAGGACATAAAACTAGCAACTATTTACTTTACAGCAGCAACGATTGCTATGAACGATGATTTAAATCTAATGCAAGAGGCAGATGATTCTATGGACAATGCTGCAAAGTCTCAAAGGTTTGAGGATATGGCAATGAAAATACTTACAGATAACGGTAGATTAGACAGAGACATGCCAATGGCAAGAGCTATTGGTGGGTTTGGAGTAGGCAGGGTGGTTGATTAATGTCAACTACATACGCACAATTAGATGACCCTGTTACTACTATATCTAAATTACTAGATGATAATTGGACAAGTGCTAGAACAGATAGTACAAAACCATCTATTGGCGATTCATGGGATTTAAACAAAGTTAATTTAAAAGATACAGATGTGGTTAGATGTTACGAAATAGCATCTAGTCACGATTTTCTAGGCGTTGGTAAAGGCGTTGATAGAACTAACTCACGTATTTCAATCGACATAGCAACTAAGGTAAGTAGGTCAAGACTTAGAAAATTATATTCAGAAGTTGTTTCTATAATAAGAAACATTAGGGCAGGTGCTATAACTCTTGATAATACAAGTGAATCTAATGGCACATATTCCGAGATAAAATTATTATCTCGTATAGACCAGTCTGACAAACAACGTCGCTGGTATCGTTATGTTCTCGATTGTGAACTCACAAGTTACGAGGCGGTGATATAATGGTAAGATTAGCACAAACTGTAGAAGCGGCATTTGAAGTCGAAAGCACGTATGGCGACCCACCGGGTACGGCATTAACACATTTAGGTCTACTGGACACATTTGACCCAAGAGCGGTAGAGATGAATATAACTCCTGTTCCAAGTATTGGGCAGTCAACTGATGCACATCATGCAGCAGGGCCGATTGCAGTTACTTTACCTCTTAAAGTTGCATGTCAGGGAACTGGCTGGCAGCAATTACTTGGTAGGGCTATAGGTAGTACTACTGAATATGGTTCTACAAAGAGTCCATCTAAACTTACAAACACTGCAGATTCATTAGCAATATTAGCAAGGGACACTGCAGGAGATTATTCTTTAGTTACAGGAGTTGTTCCTAATGAAGTTACATTAGAAGCAGACTACACTACAGGAGGATACATTACATTAGATTCACAGTGTACTGCATTTTATGCACAAGATGACAGTGATGCTAATTTTGCAGGATTTTTACAACCTGATGGTGGCGGAGGTGCAGATTATTCTGCAGTAGCATGGCCATCACCACCTACTGCTGACCCATTAGTGCCAACTGATTTAGTTGTAAGTTATTCTACTGCAACTACAAATGGTATATCTATAAACAGAACATTAGGACATTCTGTAGAAGTAGGTGAGCGATACATGAAAATATTTGACACTGCAGGCACATTAGATTCAGGATATGGTTCTGGAGACCACGCTGCAATCGTAAATAATGGAGTAATAGATTTAGACCACTCTGATACTGAAACAATCACAGAGCTTACAACAGTCCTTAACGCAGGAGTTACTAGTTCTGCAACCGCAAATGCAGGAAGTGCAAACCCTCAGAATTTACTAAAAGGTATTTACAAAATGATTGGCAGTGATGTTGCAATCCCTGTTGTTAACGATGCAGATGAGACACTTACAGCTTTTAATAATATAAAAACTGTATCTTTAAAAATTGCAAACAATAATATGCCTGTGCCAGCAAGAACACTTGGTCAAGACGCTTCAACTATAAAATGGTTGCAACACAGCAAGATGAGGCGTGGTAAAGCAGATATTACATTAGACCTTACAATGACTGCAGAAAACGAAGATTTGTATGACATATATAGAGGCGATACAAACAATGGAGTCATTCCTTTAGTTAGATTAGATTTCGGTACAAATGGTTCAATAGCACTTACAAACGGAACCATTACTTCTTTCTCACGACCTGTTACCGCAGGTGGCGAAACTACAGAAACAGTTTCAATAAAGTTTAGAGGTAATGGAGATTTCCTTAACTACAGTGCTTATGCAATCAGTGCTGATTGGTCATTATAGGTAGGTAAATGGTAAGCGTTAGAGGTCAGTTAGACGCCCCTCTGCTTGATATAGGGCAGGTTGAGAAAGAATACTGGGACCGAAAAGTAGTTCATCTACACAGTCTCGCTAAGTTTAACAAACCTAAAGGATGGCGTAAATATATTAAAAAAGAGAAAGCTCCTGTAATAGTCCTTAAAAGGCTTACGGCGGAAGATTGGGATAAAATAGATGTTAAGTTTCATGACATTAAAGTACAACTTACAAAGGATGCACCAGTACTACGTAAGATAACTAACAAGATGATGGAGACTAAAGAGTTAATGACTAAGGAGGACTACACAGTTTTAGCAGATGCAAAGATGCGAACTATTCCTATTTACATCGGTATGTTAGAGTTGATGATAGAAGAACCAAAGATGACTTATGAGCAAGTGCATAAGATGTGGGATTGCATAGATGAGTATGACAGAGATACGCTAGCTAGCTTTGTGAATATGTTAACATCAGAACATATGGCCGTTGCAAATCATGTTAATAAAAAACGTTTAGCAGAGTTTGACCAAATAAAAGCGGAGGCAATAACTAAGTATGGCAGATGAGTATGTAGTTAGGATTGTTTTAGATGGTGTTGACAATGCTTCAGATGATATTGAAAAGGTAGGCGATGAAATAGAAGAATTAGGAAATAGTACAAAAGGTCTTAATTTTGACATGATGGCATTTACAGGAGGTATGGCTCTAACTGTTGGTGCTTTGAATCAGTTTACAGGAGGTCTTAGAAAGTCTCTTGGTGCGGCTGAAAGATTAGGAGTAGGTACTGAAGAATCAAGAGAGCAGTTAGCCACATATTTAGATTTGATTGAATTGTTTGTTGGTCCACTTGAGGCTATCATTGCATTGTTTGTTTTAGTTGGTGGTGCTATGACGGTAGTAGGTACAACTGCGTTTCAAACAACTGCAGCAAGTATAGGACTTACAAGTGCGGCGACAGCGCTTGGTTTGACTTTAGGAAGTTTAGTTGCAATTATTGTTGGTGTAACTTTAGCTGTAGTAGCATTAGGAGTAGCTTTTGTTTTCTACAGAGATGAAGTTAATGCTTTTGCTAGAGAACTTCGTCAAATGGCAGACTATTCAGATGAATTAGATGCTGCGTTAAAACGTGTTATAGATACTATTAATGGTGTTGGAAATGCTATTCGTTCTTCTGGCGGTAACCTTGTAGAAAGTTTTGACAATAAATTAAGAAATGGTATTGGTGGTGCAGGAGGGTCTATTACTAGACTAGCATAATGGGACAAACTGCAGATACTAGTGGCGCTAAAATACCAATACCGTCAACAACATGGTTGGATGAAGGGTCTAAAGGCACTAACAATGACGATTCTGTTTTGAGCATACGTGCAGATACAGGTAGCACTACTGAAGATGTTGCGCTTTTGTCTTTTGTAGTTGCAGATGTTGAAACATTAGGCATTCCTTCAAACGCAATATTAAGAAAAATACATATTGATATTCGTAGATTAACTGCTGGGCCTGCTGCATGTGTAGGGCAAATGTGTTTTTTAAATGAAGGCTTTACAGAAAATCAAGCTAATTGGTATGGGCCTGATGACGCAAGTAACAGCGCTGTAATATGGGAACCTGCATTTGATGGTGCTTCTGAAACTACAATCAATCCCGGCCCTTTAAGGGGTGCAGTGCTTGATAGTTTTAATCTAAATGCACCTAGTACAGATACTTTAGTAATAGATGAAGTGGCAGTACAAAATGAAAATCTAACATTTGGTTCTACTGTAAATGTTGGGTTATGGGCAACAAGTGGGTCTATGACTATAGAAGATGATTCTGACGCAGGCAGCTCAGGACTTGTACCTAAGTATTTTGTAACATATGAGATACCAACTCCCTCTTCTCCTAAGATTGCCATCACTGCAAATCCTGATGGTGCAACAGGAAAGATTACAATTAATCAAGATACTGATTCGGAGGATTTACAAAAGTATAGTATAGTTTGGTCAACGTCAGACCCAACACCAGACCATGCAGATGATAATGTAACAGATTTTACCGACACAGGTAAGACATCTTTTGATACAAGTACACTTACTGGAAGCGCATTAGCTAACGATAACACCACATATTACTTTAGATTATTTGCAGAAGATTCAGTTAATACAGATGATAATGGAGGTGCGTCTAATGTTATTGCAGTAACCAGACCAGAGGTTGCAAACAGTAGTGCTATATCTCCATCTACATTAGCAATAGGTGAAGAGACAACATTAACTGTAGCATCTACATCTATTGGAGCTGCTGAATTTGGTGGTAAGTTTTCTAGTGTTTTAGTAAACTGGGATGCTGGTGCAAGTGATACTGATGCAGATTATAGTGAGTATTTCTTTGACCAAGCAACAGCTCCAGCTACTACCACTAGCGGTAATCTTACAATAACTCATAGATATGATACAGATAGTGCAGGTAGTACAAAGACAATAAAGGTAAGAGTGAGAGACCCTAATGGCTTTGTAAGTGAAAAACACCCATTAGCAACAGGTGCAACAGTCAATGAGTCTAATCCTGTTTCCAGATTAACTACTAGCAGACGTAAAGTATTGTTTTCTAAGTTTGCAGATTTAAATAATATGTTAACTATTAGCTCCGCACAGAGTAGGGCTATTGGAAGTAATAAAGAGATACAGAATCATTTATTTGCTTGTAAGTCTGGTAATGCTAACACATTGTCTACAATGGGGGCATTTAGTAATAATAATGAAGTGTTTGATACAGGCACCAAAAGAGTTGCACTCATACAATTAGATGATGGTAACATGTCTACTATGAGACTTAAGGTGTATGGTCTAGCTTCGTTTAAAGCAGATGGTTTGCCTGTCAATGACAAAGATTCTACCTTTTCTCATTATGATTATGTTAGTGAAGAGTTAAGATTAATAGACGGTATTGATGCTGCAGTTGTTTTGAAAGAAGGAACTGATGCAGGTGGTGACGGTGTAGCTGGTAACTATACTTATAATTTTTATAAAAGTGTAGAAGTAGCAGTTGTAAGTACTGCAGACACTACAGATACTAATGGCAGCCGCTACATCTTAGCTGCGTTGAATGCAGATTGGACAACTAGATTGTCTGGTGTTTTGATTAATGAAGCACTTAACAATTCTGAAATGATGATAGATGTAGACAATACACAGATATTCAAAGCAGGTCAAGTAATTAAAATAGATACAGAGTATATGAAAATAATACGTACTGACTCTGCAAATAACCGTCTTTATGTTATAAGAGGTTATTACTTCAGTACTAAAGCAAGCCATAGTGACGACGCAGACATACAGATTGTAGACCCTTTCATTGTAAATAATGAATTACGATATGTATCAGATACTACTGTGCCTGTTGATGACCCTGAAGAAAGATATAGGTGGGGTGGCTTTGCTAGATTAAAAGGATTGAATAGTGGTGGTAAGATTGATTTTGCTGTGCATGATGGCTCTGGTTCTGGTACAGGAGATTCAATACTTGTACAATCTGCTGATGCTAATAGTAGTTCTGCTAATGATACTTGCTGGGTAAACAACGGTTTTTTTGAAGATGATATAATTGTAGTAGGCAATACATCTAACAATGGTAGTTACGCTACGCCAAAGTACTACAAGCTCGCTGGATTTGAATCATCAGGCAGCGGTATATTTGACAAAGCATATGTTTACGGTAGTGATGTAGACGACTTCGTAACTGCAGGGGTTGCTACTGAAGATAACCAAGAAGCTGATATTGTTAGGATTGTTACGAATCCAAATAGAACGGTAGGCTTTACTACAAGTGGAACATACACTGATACTGTAAGTTTTGAATCACACGTCATAGATGATGATACTACATCCTTTTTAGTAAATAATGACATCTCATTTAACTCTATAGTAGTAGCACAACCTCATGTATTAGATTTGATTACCACAACCGATTATGATACTAACACTACAGAGAACACACTTACTAGTAATGATATAGCTATATTAGACATGAGAAAGAATAGAGAGGGTGGTGTTGTAGGCCTTATGCCATTAGGCAACCGTAAATATCCTGCAAATGTAACACGTAATAAAATGGGATTACCTACTATGACTTTGAATGTTAGAATACTATCACAGACAGGATTACGTAAGATGAGGTCTTTGATTGAAGGTGACACTTATGATTATGTCTTTTTAGATAATCGTAGGATTGATGCTGTCAATGCTATTGATGTTACATATAGAATGAAATTTGTAAACGGTTCTATAACTAAACGACCTGAATTAACTAATGAGTACTTAGCAGAGTTACAGTTTATTATATTGGGTGAGGATGTTTCTTAGATGTCAACCCTTGAGAGAAATAACTTATTCTCAGATATAATAGATATAGAATGTTTTGTAGATAACATACCTTTTCCATTTATTACAGGAATTGATTTTGACCATAAAGTAGATGCAGCTAGAGTAGTCAAGGTATTTGTAGGAGGAATAGAATCTACATCATTATTGCGTATTGGTTCTAATATTACTATAAAGGTAGGTACTAATGAGACTAATCATAATTTAGACTTTCAAGGAATCATCACTGAAATAAATCCTTCGTATAATGAATCTTCTTTTACAGCGTTTGATTTAGTAACGCAGCTCCAATCATCAGAGATAGTAGAATACAAACGTAATGATGTAATAGGAGAAGACTTGTATATGCTTGCATCAAATGCTTGTAATTACAAAGACATTGATACTAGTGAGTTAGTAGAAGGCAGTGGTATCCTTGCCACTGATGATATGGATTTGACTGGTTTAATGACAAGAAGAAATTTTATAGATAAATGTTTTAGATATTTAGTAGATGTAAGAGATGATAATTTTCATAAAAGTGTAGTAGCTTTACAATGGAGATATGCAATACGCCGTAATAACATAATGGATTTTTGGTTAGAGGACCCTACTAATCTCACTACTAAACCTTTAATGACTGTTTCGGATGATAGTAATTTTTTGATTGGTGCAGGAGTTCTTGCTAATATAAATTCTAGTACAATGGTAAACAGCGCTACATATCAAAGTAGTAAAGACCCTAGTTTATTCGTAACAGTTACAGATGATGATAGTGTAGCAAGACATGGAGTCTATGGTAAGGTATTCAAGTTAAGTACCTCTCGTAGAGATAGATTAGAAGAGTTAGCTTATCAAACAGTGCTATTACATAAAGAACCTACACTTACATATAATATTGTAATGAATGGTGGTGAACACATCACACTAGGAGATTATATTGAAGTAAGAGTTCCTACTTTAGGTAAAAAAGAAATACTGCCAGTAGTAGCAGTTAAACATACATTTACAGATAGTGTAAGTAGTACTATTACTTTAGGAAACCCATCTCTAAGTATAGCTCAACTAATAGCTTCTCAAGAATAAATAGAGGGACAGACACCTTCATTTCCACTGGAACTTTTTAGATATAAGTAAGACAAACTATACTATAGCTAATAAGCCGCCGTACCTCTCTAAAAAAATAAAAAAAAAGTTAGAGACACCTTTGCATAGTTCCAGTGGAAACAAAGGTGTGTGTCTCTTTTACTTAGGTATTATTTATTCAATTACTTTTCCACACTCTAAACATACCCAACCTTTAGAGGTGCATTTCTGTGCGCCGTGTTTACACATCCAATCTTTTACCTAGATGACTTATCTTAGCTTCGATAGCTTTGGAATGACCTACTACATATATCATACTATCAGTATGATTGTAACCTTTTCTTCCGTAAGACTGTCTAGGTCTTTCCCATATCCCTAGTCTCTTATGATGATTAGGATGATAGCTTTCTTTCATTTGCTCAAGCCAACGTTTGGCAACAGTTAATGAGTTTACTTTAACCATTTTTGTTGCCATGTTGAACTCCTTTCTCTGCGTCAGCCATTGCTTCTAGTAACATTATCTTGGCTTTGTTTCTGATACGTTTCCAATCCTCAGCAAAGGTTTCTTCATCCATTGTAAGTTCTAATTCAATGTCTGCCCTTACAGATTCATATTGCCTTGCTGTAGGTCTAGTAGCTCCAACCTTTACTTTAATCTTCTCTAACTTCATCTTTACTCCTTTTCATAAATTGTTTATCTACAATGATACCACACTTACTACAATTAAGCATAAGACAATCATATGCCTTATCACTACTAGTAATAACATCAAGTTTGAAAGAACCGCCACACTTCGTACAACTACCCATTCAATGATTTCTCCTCTACATCTAACCATTGCTTTACTTTGAGTATTCGTTCTATACGATACTTGTAACGCTCGACATCAGCTAACTTATCTCTATGATACAGCGCAGCATCATTAACTGCGAATAGATGCTCTTTAAGCACGTCTGTATCCATAGCGAATAGTTCGTACAGGAAATGTCTTTCGACACCCGTAGTCTCTTTCTTACGAGGCATCGGTCATTGCCTCTTTTACACGCTTTACATGCCAAGCGTGATTGGCATTATCTTCAACCATCTTATGATAGTCTTTGATTTCTTGCAGGCTCATCCGCATCATTTCATCAACGGACACTAGTTCTTTGTTTGTTTTACTCATTTGTTTTCTCCTTCTAGGATGTAAATCTCTTCATCTATAATATATATCTCAGTGTTCTCATAACAGTCACCACAGATTCCCATTGACTGATTGATAACATATAACAAATCCTCAATACTTTCTCCACAAGCATCGCACTCTTCACAGAAGTAATCTTTCCATTTACGCATTATTTAAACTTCCTTCCTTTACTTCTATGTGGTAAATCTAATTCATCGCATAATTGTTTCATAACTCTCCAGCCAACTTTAACTGATTTATAAATCTCAGTTCGTGGCAAACCTGCATCCCATAGTCTTAGTATCTCTTTCTTAAGGTCTTCAGTATCGCCATCAAAGTAACGGTATTGTTTTCTTTTGTATTTGCCACCACCTACATCAATACCAAACTTTCTTCTATATTTAATAATAGGACTTCTACCTAAATTAAAATACTTCATAGCCTCATCAATAGTTACATGCTCTTTTTTGAAAAAAGCAATAAATTCTTTTTTAAATTCTTTCTTACAATCTTTTTCAAACTGTAATAACTTTTTAGTTACTGTGTTTTTCCTGCGAGTAAAACTTGATTTATTGTCATTTGTAAATATGTCAAAACCAATGTTCCTACAAGAATCAAATCTCATATAAGAATCACATAATGAAAAGCGACCCTTTTCTTTACTGGCACTTATCTTATAGCCACGCAGTCCTCTTTCATGTATATAATTTTGTGGTATAATATAAATAACATTTATTGTATCATCACGATTGAAACCTAAACAGACAGCATAATCAAACGCATCTTTCATACGCTGTTCTTCTGAGAACTTAAAAGTAAATACTTTAGTTCCTGACTTTCGAGTTCTAAGATAAGAAGTTTTAACTTCTATTCTATGATTACGTTGCCACAAATAAAGGTCAAAGGTCTTGTCTATACTTATAGAATCAACACCTACTTTAGTAAGTTCTGATTGAACGTAGTATTCACCTAGTCTACCTATTAACTCTTTACGTAACATTTCAGCTTGTCTTTCCAAGCGGCTGGCTTTTGTTTGTGTGTCATGATTTTGTTTCATGTTATTAGGCTTATACAAACCCAGTATATAAGGTTTATGTAAACCCTTTATCGTCGAGAATCGTTGTAGACAGGCAGTTCTATGGGTTAAACAAAATACCCTGTAGGGTCTTTTTTGTGTATTTTTGGTCATCCTAGGCCTATTTCTATGGGTTAAACAAAATATCCTGTTGGCCCAAAATCAAGTACATTCAAGATGTAAATCAATAAATCAAATAAAATTAGATAATTATTGATTGATAAATTATAGTGAAATCTAAAAAGATGCGCTAGGAGCGCCGCTATTGGCTTGAAATGTGTCTGGACTATGTTGGTACTCTGGGATAATATAAACCCTATTAGCGTTCGTTTAACAGTATCAGAAATGGATTTCTGTATTGGATTAATTACCCTAGTTGATAAATTAGATTTTGGATTTATCCTATGCGTACGATAAAACCGAGGATAAAGGCGAGCCTCAAGGCTAACGCTAATTGAAGTTAAAATGGGGTCGGGAGACCCTAGAACTCCCGACGATAGAATTAGATTTTCTAGGTTTTCAGGGGGGTTCTGCTAGAGCTGCGCTGATTGCTCTAGCTATCGACGACAAAAGACCCAATTAATTGCCCCCGAATTTTTCATTAAACCAGTCGTCGAGGTCCTCGTCAATCCATGCGTTTACTTCTTGCTCGATGTAGCAATAAACCGCTACTCCCTCGATACCAAGCACAAAACTATCTGGATTCTTAAGGACCTCATCGACGCTACAAATTCCCGCATCCTCAAAGGCTTCCATTAAGGTCCATTTGTGGACGAACATTAAGGCTTCTAGCTCGTGAGTATAGACAGGCACCGCACCGTCTATAATTTCGTGCTTGGTTCCGTCATACTCTAGCACTTCCATTATGCTGTCATTGTCCATGCTCTCGTCTATTTCTCCCTCACTTACAAGCCAAGCAATAGCCCGCTTAATTTCGTCTATTGTATCGTCTACAAGTTCGGTTAAATCCTGCTTGATTTCTACGGTGTAGCTTCTCATAGTTTCCACCTTGCCCTATTGGCGTTTTCTGTTAAATCTGACTCCGTTATGTAATGCTCCTCATTAGACACTTTCACCTGAATAAACGGTGTTTTCTTGTACCTGTTCATAGCTACGTTTTGCTGATGTCGGATTGAGTTTACATACTTCATAATTTCGGCCATTCTTCCAGCGCTTGAAATGGTGTATATTTTGCCCTGTTCTAGCATTTCGTTTAGTGCTTGATTGAATGTCTTTCTGTCTTCTGGTCTGGAGTAGTGGGAAGAGTGCAAAATCTCCTCAAGTGGGTTCCATTCATCAGCACGATAAAAGCCGCTTCTCTCATAATCTGAAATAGATTTATACATAACTTGACCGCTTAAAACGACCTCAGAATCTTGTGAGTTGTAGTATCTCGATTTTATGCCAAATCTCTTTCTAAAATCTAGCAGATAAATTAAGAATCCCTGATAATCAAAATTAGCAAGGGTCACTATGTCCACATGATGCCAATAAGTGAAGGCTTTTTCGGTCCCCATTTCAGAAAGGCGGAGAGGCGCATTTAGAGCCGTTCTTAATCGCTGTAGCTCGTCGGCTATAGGTTCCCATAGCTCGAGCCATTCTTTAGCGTATTCTAGCTGCCTAAAACCAGAAGTTAAAGCGTGCTTAGGATAAAGCGGGTTTCTGTCTGAACTTCGGCTATTTGCTAACCTCTCAAAACTACCCCGACCTATTGACCCGTGAATATCGTTTATATCTTCTCTAAATCTGTCTTTTCTAGCTTCAAAAAGGTCAATAAATTTATAGAAAAATTGAACCCTTCTTACAAACTCAGAACGGGCCTTTTTATCTTCGGCTTTTTCGTTCGTTTTTCTCACCCAATTTTCATACTCCTTTACCTCTTCCTCTATCTCAGGGCTTATTTTCTCTCTAAATAAATCCTTGAGTTTAGACACGGTTAACTTGTGTTTGTATCTTCGGTCGTAGCTCTTAGATGTATCAGACTCAACAAAGCCGAGCGCCTCGATTCTCTCGTCTAAAAGGGCCTGAATGGTTTTAATTTTCTCGTGGTTATTCTCGACTTCTTCGCCTTTTTTCCTCAATTCCTCCTCTATCTGATGGCGATAAAAGTTCCTGAAAGCGTGGGCAATATCGCTCTTATTTTCAGCCCATTTTAGACGCTCGTTTATTGGGTCGTATATCGTGCTGAAATCATCCCAATATCTCTTATGCAAAAACACCGAAGGTTCACCGTAGGTTTTTACCTTAAAATTCTTGCCTGCTTCGTTGTCTTCGAGGTGGCTAAATTCGACGTGTTTTTGGTAATGGTTCTCTATCCTGTAAGCTCTTGCCCTGCGTAGCCTTTCTTTCTCAGTATAAGCCATGTTTAGAACTCCTCCTTTTGGTTTTCTTCATCGGCCCATTTTGCCAGCTTCAATAGTTCGTTTTTTGCCTCTTGGATTGAATCGGGTTTGGCGTCGGGATTTCTCAATATTTCGATGTAGACTTTTGTAGCAAAAACCCAAGAAATATTTATCTTAACTTTTCGGGTTTCTTTTTCACTTACAGGCTTTAGAACTTCACGAATATTGTAAATGTTATCAGATAAAGCGGTTTTTTCTCTTCCGTAGTTCATACTTACCAACCCTCCTTTCTGACGTAGAACCTAAAGCCATAATCGTACCTAAAAAGTAGACTATCTCCAAAGGCTGCGCACTCTTCATGAAATTGTGCCATGCTGTCCAATTCATCGGTTGGGGCCTCATTGCTTGCGTATTCAGTTATTTTTGTTTGTGTATTCATTTTTATCACTCGAGGTTTTTTGTCCTCACTATATAGTGTCTGAATTTTGGACTTTCTATTATAGTATAATATTTGTTTGTGCTTGCTATCGTCGACAAAAATTTGTATGCCCTATATAAATGTATTAAAAATCTAAAACAGTGGTCTACAACCTCAGGTTGTCTACCCGCTCGCAGTTGGGAAGAGGCCGCTATTTAAGTAAAAAATCCAAAACAAAAATATTTAGCTTTGAGGTTTATATAAGGCCATATTGAAAATTTTTTAATTATCACAAAGTTGTTACGGCGTTATGTGTACTTTTTCATTTATATAAGCCCAGCTAGAAAGCCAAAAACAGCCAAAAACGCCGCAGCTCAAAAAGAAATATCGAGTATATAAATAAATAAGGTTTTTATCGAGGAGAAAGAACCTAATGTTTAGGGAACCCTAATAAAATTCTATCTCATTTTTGACCCCTTTGGTTTAATTTTCTATTGCACTGCATAAGTAAAATTCTTTCACGACGATAAATTAAACTCCTTATATAAACCTCATCGACGATAAACACTTTTTCAAAAAGTGACATAATTGAAAACTTACAGAATTAACAAAAATAACAGTAGAAACAGTAGTTAGAATAGTAGCACATTCAATAATCATTTAGAGCCAAAAGAAGCCCCAAAGAATCAACAAAAATAATGAATTTCAAAAGTACTATTGGAAGCAATCAAATTACTATAAACCTTCAAGCACAAAATCAGGTTTAGAAGTCACCAAGGGGCGCTATCGTTTCGGCTCTTCCTCGGGCGAGGCTAGAGGGTGGCGTTGCATGTCAAGGGGTACGGGGTACGGTTCGGAGGTAGGTAATCTATATTTTTTCTAATATTTTGAAACGTGAGCTGCTAATTTTTTTTTTGGAGTAGGTTTATATTGAGGGGGCTTATAGCGACCTTATGGTAGGATATGCAAAAGACAAGCCTAAACCAGAGACATTCTTACTTAGTGTAGGAAGGTATGAGGATAGGATAGACACGTTAGAGACATTACGCAAGCTAGCTAGGAAGGAATCGGTTACGATGCAAGAACAGTTGTGGGATGCGTTATGGGCTTATGCAGAGTTGAAGAAAGGAGAGTTGAATGACGACTGATAGGCGCAAGAAGCTGTTACAACAGATGAAAGGCATGAGGGTTGCTGATGCAGTTGTGGACAAGAAGCCGATTAAAAACAAGGTTTATAGCATGGCTGTAAAAAATGCGGCAATGGAGTTGTATTTGCAGGGCATAGATATGCGGCAGATTGCGGAGGAGTTGGCGTTACGTTTTGACGAGGTTAAGAAGATAGACCAGAGTACGATTAGTGGTTGGGCTAGGAAGCTTGGCTGGGATGAGTTAAAGGGTGAGGTGCAGTATGAGATAAATCAGGAGACTAAGCATAGGGTCAAGGATTACATTGGCAAACAGTTAGAGGAGATAGAAGAGGTACGTCAGGAGTATTTAGAAAGAATGCGAGAGAAAGAGGGTACTGATATTCGAGGTCATGAGTTTGCTAAGTTGACAGAGATGCAGAGTAAGTTGCAGGCGTTAGATTCGGGTAGACAAGGTGTAATAGAGCATATTAGTGAATGTATAGAGTATGCTTTAGATGCAAGTGAGATGCCTATGGGTTTACGTCAGAAGTTTTTGATGGCGTATGTTAGTAGATTGGAGGATGGTGCATGAGTGACATATCAGACAGTCTTAAGGCCATTATTGGTGTAGATATAGATACAGAATATATGTTGGTAAAAGGCAACATTGACAACATTCTTAAGAAAGGTTGGCAACAGGTAGAGGAGCGTATAGAGGTGCTTCGTGAATTAGAGGCAGTAAAAGAAGAGATGGATAATAAATGGGAAGAGTATGACGAGTTAAAATGGAAGGTAGAAGATGAGCGATAAAGTATGGAACAAGGGCCATGTATGGACTAAGAAGCATTTAGATGCTAAGTTACGATTGGTAGATGTAAGGAATTTTGCAAAGCGAAAGATGGCAGGTTTGGCAGATGATATACATGACAAGGACTGGGGTCCAATAGGCGATACGAGTTTGAAAGACTATTTGACAGGTTATCATGCAGCGTTAGATGATTTGACTAAGTGGGTTATGGAGAGTGTTAATGACTGAGGCTTTGGATTTATGGATAGTGCAGTTAGATAATCTTCTTGGCCATGTACAGAAGTTTGTAGATGACAATCCTATGGAGTATGATGGTAAGGAGTTGAAGGCATACACGACAGGTTTGGGTATGATGGCAGTATTGATGAAGAAGATGATAGAGGACATGCTGAAGGAGAAAGAGGATGTGGAGGTGTAAGGCATGTGGTATGGTAATAACGCCAGTGGATGTAGACATGCACGGTTCATTTTGCAAGGAGTGTCGCAATGATTGAGGACATAGGTGATTTTGTAGACGGCAGTGGCTTAGTAGAATGTGATGGTTGTGGTGAAGTAGTAGAAACGGTAGACATAGACAAGTGTCCGTATTGCGATTATTATCCGCATGGTGATATGGTATGAATACGTTTTTGGCAATATTCTTGATGTTTGTGTTTTTCATAACTGGTTTTTGGTTAGGAGTACAATCGTATAGAGATTTGTTAAGGAAGAAGTTATGAGAAAGAAACATGCACCTAGTATGGTACATCATATGACGATGTGTGGTCACGAGACTACGTATCAGGAGTTTGAGAAGATGAAGAAGATGAATCCCAAGTATATTAATTGTAAGAAATGTTTGGAGTTGTTAAAATGAAAGAGTGGTTTAAAGATTTAGATACGGTAAAGAAGCTAGCAATAAAGTGTTTGAAGGAGTTTCCGCATACACGAGACAGTGATATGGAGTTGTTTTATATGATTTTGAAGGATTACTATAGGGCAATACCTGTTGATAAGAAGCATAGTTTGTACGAGGAGCAGTTTTTGGCGGACTTGTATTTGTTGTTGAAGTTTGCACCTAGTAAGAGTAGTGTAAGTCGGATGCGCAGGAAGATACAGAACGATGATGGTATGTATCAGAGTACAGAAGAGGTACGCAAACAGCGACGAGAGTTAGAAGCTAAGTTTATGGAGTGGGCTTCCCAATGAAGTGGAAGTTTAATTGTCATTCATGTGGTACAGTATATCAGATAGAACACAGGCAGTTACACAAGACTGTGTTTTATACTCCAGAAAAAAAAGGCAGGCCGACATTATCATGTCGAGAATGCAGTACGAAGGTAGTAGGTGATTTAGTTGGTGGGCGTTCATAATCAAGCAAGGCGCAACGAGGTATCTCGGTTATTGCGTATGAGTAATCGCAACAGGAATGCGATGCGATGGAGTAAAAACGAAACAGAGGCGCATATTGACATGAAGTTTGCGATTTGTAAGCAACTTAAGAAGTGGGGACACGAGTTTTACACTGAGGCAGTGTTTGACGACTCAGGATTACGAGCAGATGTGATAGATGCAGATGCTAAAGTGATTTATGAGGTAGTAAATACAGAAGATGAGGCCAGTATATTGCGAAAAAACCGTCATTACCCGCTTGAAATACGTGTTATTAGGGCAGATACAGCGTTTTCAGAGGACTTATTGCTATGAATTACAACTTTGATGACGATTTGAAAGACGGAAAAAAGGGTGAACAGGTAATTAGGTTCTTTGTCGAGTCGACATTAGGACAAAGATACATTAAGGACAACGATACGAGTGCGTATGACCTTCTTTTTGAGGATGAGAACATAGATTTGATTACTTACGAGGTCAAGACAGACCTTTGGGAGAAGGATTGGGACAAAGGAGGGTCAGGAAACATGGCAATAGAGTACAAATGTCGTGGAAAATCCAGCGGTATCAGTGTTACGAAGGCAAAATACTTTGTTTATTACTTAGTAAACGTGTCAGATAAGCAGATTTGGCTTATAGAAACCGAAAAACTGCAGGAATTATTGCTACGAGAGAAGTTTCCGAGCAAAACAGTAGGGGAAACTCACTACGACAGCGATGAAAAGGTGGCAAAATGTTATATGATTCCACGTTTTGAGTACAAAGATGAGTTTGACATCTATACATTTGACGGTGAGAGGTGGTTACGAGAGTTATGATTAGAATTTATAAGGATGGTAAGCAGGTATTTTTTTCAGAAGAGTTGTATCAGATAGCAGAAGAGTTAGTAATTAGGGATGCCGAAGTCAAAAGCATAGAAGTTACTTTAAAGACGGAGGCAATCTTAGAACGAGATGGACACCTTTGAGCTAGATAATAAAACGAGGAATGCTGCGATAACTTCAGCATACAATATGATGCGGGAGACTCCGCAGACGTTAGGCGAGTTTATTAACGAAACATTGGAAAATTACATGGAACAAGAACCCGGTGAGTTCGTTCCTCTAGGGGAAATGCACTCAGAATGGGAAAAAACGTTCAATAAAGGCACTCATACAGCGATAATATGCGCAAGAGGTCACTTGAAAACGAGTTGGGCGCTGTCTAATTTAGCATATCACATGCTTACAAATCAAAATTTTAGAGCATTATATATTTCTGCAACGTTGGAACAGGCATGGGATAAGTTAGAACAGTTTGAGGAATTGTGTCGCAGGTCTTGGCGGTTGCGCAATATGATGAAGAAGAAAAGCAGTGATGAGGTAGGAGCTTGGCGTAAGGGTGCTAAGTATTTCAATAATGGAAGTAGGGTTCACGCTGCAAGTATTGGTAAAGCACTTGAGGGTCCACACGTTCATATGATTATTTTGGATGACGTTTTGCAGGAGTTTCCGTCTATAACAGACGAGAATGTGATACATTACATAAAAAGGGTTGTCATGCCAATGCGTTTACCAGACGAAAGAATCTTGTTAGTAGGAACGCAGAAGAGAGTTAACGATGCGACGGATTGGGTAACAGAAAGTCCGCAGTGGAATGTCGTGCGGCACCCTGCGCTTTTAGATGATGAAACACCGAGATGGCCTGAGTATTGGACCTTAGATAGATTAGAAGAAGAGAAGTACACTATGGGAAGTAGGGCGTTTGAGTCTGAGTATATGTTAAATCCATTGGACCCAGAGAGTGCAGTTATACCTTACGAGGTGTTGAACAGTTGTTTAGATGCGGGTGCAAATATGGGATTAGCGCCTGAAGGTTGGGAAACAATCATGGGAGTTGACCTTGCGGTTGGTATGGACACGATGAATGATGAAACGAGTTATACAGTCGTTGCTTTTAATCGAGATACAGGAATGCGTCACATACTTTACAACTGGACTGGTAAGATACAGGCTCAGGGAAATGCTTGGTTAGATGCGCAGTTACTTACGTTACGTCAATTAAGTGAGCGATTTAAGCCGTTTAAAATCATTGTAGAGTCGAATGGGTACCAAAGATTGGTAGTACATGCGGCTCAAAGACTAGAAAATGTACCAGTAGAAGGACACAATACTGGTAGAGAAAAGCATAGAGTAGACACAGGAATCCCGGGAATTGCAATTAGAATGGAGCAAGGCAAGTACGTTATACCGTGGGACAAGACATCGAAAGAGAACTCAAAACCGGGAATGAGAAAGTTAGTAGACGGGTTGAGTAGATTGGTTTACGGAAAGAACGGAAGATTGGAAGGACATACTCCAGATAGCGTTATGTCGCTTTGGATGTGCGAATTAGCGATACAAGAGATGGAAAGAAAACGTTTACATTTTACACGTTGGGACTACATTTAATATAAACCGATTATATAATCCCGTAAACTTATATGTACCCTTTATTTGTGGCTTACCCATATGGCAAGGTTTGAGCTTTATGGCATCCGCAAGGAAACTAAAATTAAGATGCAAACAGTAGCAAGGGAAAAAGGAGTGTCTGTAGGGCGACTTGTAGAGTCTATAATGAATAGATATATAGAAGAGCCACAGATTAAGAAGAGGCTTTAATGGGAATTTTTGATAGATTCAGGAGCAAGCCAGTTAGAAAGGCAACTGGCATAGAAGCATTCTTACAGGATGCAACAGCAGATGTTTCTAAGGATGCTAGAACTCCAGTATATTCAGGTGTAAGCACAGATACAGCGTACAGACAAGCCATAATTCCACAAGTTGACCAATTTTATTTAGAACAATTAGCTGACAGGTATTCTCATCTTCGTACTGTAATCACAAGGATAGCTTCGCAGTCGGTCGCCAAAGGGTGGGAATACCAAGCCATTGGCAACGGAGACGCAGAGCAACGCAGAATGGTAGAGAGATTATTACGTAATCCAACAAATGGCAGCAGCGATATGACTGGTTCAGAGTTTTTTAAAGCGATGATTAGACAGTTAGAAGTCTTTGATGACTGCTGGGTAAGTATCGTATATGACCGAGTTGCAGATGGCGAAGGTAAAGTTACAAACAAAATAGTAAAAGAACTCTGGGTAGAAGATGCGAAACACATGCGATTTCATGTAGATGAGTATGGTAGATTTAGAGAAGATGAGAAGTTTGACCCTGTAACAAGGGAGTTTATGGAGGGTGCAGTAAATCCAAAGACAGGTGTAGAATTAGAATACATGGCTTACTATTACGAATATGATGATGGTAAGATACCTTTTGCACGTGATGAGATTATACATTTTAACAAATACAGTGCGAATGCTCGCTTGTATGGGCAGTCGCCGATTATAGGTCTTTCTAAAAAAATCGAAACAGCATTGGCCATAGAGTCATTTCAAAACAAAATCTATAGATTAGAAAGGCCACCTAAAGGATTCTTAGACGTTCCCGGTCATGATGAGGAGTCACTTAACCGATTAGGCGAGTATATTGCAGAAGAAACTCGTCGAAATCCTAACTTTGTACCTATTTTAAGTAGCAGAGATGGCGGAAACACGGCGAAATTCGTTCCTGTCATGCCTAATATGGATGAATTAATGATGTTACCTTACATGGATAGGATAAATAATGACATCAATGCGTCGTATGGAGTCATGCCTTTAGTCGTAGGACAGATGCAAGGCGTAGGCGGACTTAACTCAGAAGGCGAACAGATTACAATATTTGACAGAACTATAAGAGAAACACAGCAATGTTTGGAGATGGGTTTCCTAAAACCGCTGTTGAAAATTATGCAAGTAGATACTTGGAAGATTAGATTTAACGACATTAACGAACGTGATGAGACGAAATATCTAAACAATATGAATCTAAAAGCACAGATAATTACACAAATGCAGAATGTAGGTGTAGAGATGGACTTGGATTCAGACGGTAATTTAGTATTGCCACAAGCTCCAGAGGTGGTGCGTCAGGATTTTCGAAAGCCGTTGCAGGAATCGCTGGAGGCCGAGGAGCAAGAAGAGCCTCGTCGTATATGGAATCGGCAGCCAATGAGTTACGCAGAGTTATTACCAGAGAGTTCCGAGAATTAAAACAAGCAAGGTCTGTCAACGATTTAGAAGATTCTGTAAACGACATATCTATAATGGTCGCTAACAGAATGAAACAAGCGTTAGAAGATGACATTGAAGATGCGTATAGACATGGCGTTAGGTCTGCGTTTGGTGAGCCAAACATTACAAAAGCAGAACCAACCTTTGATGGAGATGATGCTGAGTTTCTTAGAACCATGAAGAACGGAGGCATCTTAGCTAAGAACTATGCAACTTTTGCTACACAGCTAACTGACGGTTTAAGGGCCGCTATTGTTACTGGGATTGCTGCAGGTAGTAGCGTACCAGTAATAGTAGATAGCATGCGGCAAGTGGCCAATGCGTCGACTTTTAAGCTAGTTAGGATTGCTAGAACTGAAATCAACGCAATTTACAATGAAGGTAGACTAAGAGGTTATGCAAAAGGTGAGGCATTATCAGGTAGACAATACAAGTACAAATTGATTGTAGGTAATGATAGCAGAACTTGTCAAGCACATAACGAGTTAGCTCGTAGGATTCCCAAAGAAGGATTGTACATGAATGATTTAATTTTATTACAAAAAGAAATAGCAGCAAGATATAATCTAAAACTATTAGGTACATCATTGTTGCATCCAAATCAAAGAACAGTTTTAGCGAGGGTTGTATGAGTAGGATGCCTGACCATATCAAAATACATATAAGCAATGCAAAGTATGGTCATCACGGAAACGGAAAGGAGAAAGATGAGCAAACAGTGTAAGAAATGTTTAAGGGGAGCAATGACAGTCCATATAGCGGCTAACGGATTATGTGAAGAGTGTGAGTCAGATAGGGCGTGGAAAAACGCACGTACTCAAACTATTTTGCAAGCGCAAAAGAAACAACGTATGGATTATTACGAAAAAGCGCAGAAGTATGTCAATAAGAAATGGAAAGAAAAGTACGGTGACGAGCATATAGAAAACGTCAAGATGTATAAATGAGTGCTAATCTAAAAGTAAACATAAAGATAAGCGATAACGCACGTAAGATATTTGATGAAATAGGCGTTAGTTTAGAAGATGCAGTTAATATTGCAATGACAGATACAGCAGACAGAATGGCAAACGATGCCAATTCTAATCTAGCAGATAGCATTGGTGTAAACAGTACATTGTTTGGCAGTGTGATGGTAAAAGATAAACCGTTTAGAAAAGAGATTACAACAAATGTAGACTATGCGGGCTATGTAGAATTTGGAACAGGACCATCTAAGCGAGATATGAAAGGCAGAAAGACTGGTGCAAAAAAGTATTGGCCGCCTAAGTTATCTAAAAAGAATCCGTGGCCTAGTAAGCACACAGTAAAAGCAGAAGCACTAGAAGAATGGAGAGATAAAAAAAGTAAATTCAAATCTTATGATGATTTACGATTTGCTATTTTCAAAAAGGGAACTAAGCCACAAAGATATATGGCTAAGGCATTACAAAAAAACAAGACTGCCTTTGTCGAAATGATTGGCAAGGAGTTAGCTCGCCAATCAAACGGCAAGATAGTAAAGCGCTAACGTCTTTCTACTACAAACAATTCTTGCATCTTTGCTCTTTTCATCCAAGTAATTTTAGTAATAGGACATCCTTTTTCTGGTGTAGATGTGTCCCATACTTTGTTACCTTTGACTACCATGTAATGATTACCTGCAACAACTAGATACCATGTCTTACCACGTTTACCATGTGTTGCTCTAACCCATTGTCTGAATGTTTGATTAGCTCCATGATTGTCTGACCGATACATCTTGTAACCATATCGTTTCAATGCTCTACGCATTTGACCATTAGACATTCCTTTGATTTGTGTTTCTTTCTTGGCAGGAATAAACTTCCTTTGACCAGTCCACCAATCTAAACGCATTGTGCCTCTGTTCTTTACATTATGATTTACTTCTTTTAGTAAGTCCTTTTCTACAATGTCGTATCGCTTACCAGTAAGAACAGTTAATGCAACGGGTCCGCAATATGAGTTGCCTGTTGCACGCTTACTAATCTGTCCTTTCTTATTGCGAATCACTTTAACCACTCCTCGAATGGGATAAATGTTTTCTTACCTTTGAGAACTTGTTTGATAACTTTAACTTTTCTAACGTTATGATTGTAGATTCTTCTCTTATATTCTAAGTTAAGATGTCCAACCTTTACGTATCTAATTTGCCCTTTGTTTGGGCCTCTTTGATATACTGCTACATCTAATACTTTAGCAAAACGCCATGCGTATTTTGGCTTAAAGTAGTAGACAAACTTGCCGACTAAATCTTTGTATGTCTGACTTTGTGTCATACACTCCTATAGGCGGGTGCATATAAACCTTTACGGTGTAAAATATACGGAGTTTTGATTTCCTTTATATATGACATGCTATAATTTGGGCCGTGGCAGACGAAAGTAACGCTGGTTGGAAAATCTACCGACCAGAGTGGTATAATGACAGAATAATGGAGACATATATTTCCGCTCCAGTCGTCGACAAACAGAACGATATGATACCCACAGAGACTATCAAAGAAGCTATGGATTTTTACATGCGCTACGGCGTATATTCTTATCGTCACGAAGAGATGCCAATCGGTTTACCTTTGGCTTACAAAATCAAAGATGGCAAAGTTAAGATTAGAGTTGGCATACACAATAAAATCGGAATGCACGATAAAGTATGGGATGAGATTAAACAATACGGACACACAGGAGCAAGCAGCATACGTGGAGAAGCCACGAAACAAGAGAAGGTTTGTCATTCAGAAAACGACTGCCACAATCGTATAAACGAACTTTCTCTTTGGAGCATATCTTGGGTTGGCGATAATCCTGCTAACCCAGAGGCCAAGGTCACGGATGTTGCTATGGTCAAATCTAAAAGTGTACAAGTCACTTTAGACGAAGTAGAATCTATGGTAGAAAAAATCATAGAGCGTAAAAACGGCAAATACTGTTTGTACGCTAAAAAGGACCGAAAGCTTCTGGGCTGCCATGATACTAAGGCTGGAGCTATAAGGCAGGAAAGGGCCATACAAGCGAGAAGATTCAGTAAATCAGATGTCCTTAATGAAATAGTTACAAAAGTCGAACAGTACAAAATTCCACAAGGAGTAAAAAAAGAAGCAATCGCAGGTAGAGAACTACGTAAGAAGTTTGGATACGGTGGCGGTAAAGTTACAAAATCTATAAACAATCACTTAATCAACAAACAATATGTATCATATAGTATGGCAATGAAGATTCATAAGTACTATAGAAGACATGAAAAGGTAGACCCTAAAGGTAAAAACTTTGACAATAAGAAAAGACCTAGTAAGGGTTTGATTATGTGGAAGATGATGGGTGGCGATGCAGGCCATAGCTGGAGTAAGAGTTTACAAGACAAAGTAAAAGCTGCACCTTGTTGGTCTGGGTTTGAGATGGTAGGATTTAAAAACGAAGGAGGCAAGCGAGTGCCAAATTGTGTACCTGTAAGTAAGAGTAGACATCCACAGACTCCTGCAAAGCCTAGTGAAAGGCGCACAGGCAGTACTAGAAATCCAAGAGGTTCAGCAGGCGGACAACGTGGCGGAATCAAACTTAGTGAAGCAAACATAAAAACACTTAAGAATTATATCAAAGAACATAACGAAAAAGTAGGTGATGCAAAAGGCAAGAGAGCAAATCTAGGAGCATTAAAAGCTGTATTCCGTAGAGGAGCAGGTGCATTTTCAACAAGTCACAGACCAAGTGTAAGAAGCCGTGACCAATGGGCGTTAGGCAGAGTCAAAGCATTTTTACGATTACTAAGTTCTGGTAGACCATCTAATCCAAAATATACTACAGATTATGATTTGTTACCAAAAGAACATCCTAAATCTACAAAAAAATCTAAAGAAGAAACTGTAAGAGTAAATCCACCTAAAGGTTATCACTGGATGCAGACTAGAGAAGGTCCAGTATTGATGGAAGGAGACTACGAGCCACATGATGGTGCAGTAGAGGCGTTTCCATTTACAGTATTAGAAACACATGAAGATGAAAGAATTATAAAAGCAGAGTATCAAGGTCGCAAAGTAGAGCTTAACAAACCACGCAGGCTGTCTGGAGAAAACAAAAAGTTTGGAGTTTATGTCAAAAACGATAAAGGCAACGTAGTGCAAGTTAAGTTTGGCGACCCTAACTTAGACATAAAACGAGATGACCCAGAAAGGCGTAGAAACTTTAGGGCAAGACATAATTGTTCTAATCCCGGACCTAAACACAAGGCAAGATACTGGTCTTGTAGAATGTGGAGTGCAAAAAATGTATCAGATATACTTGCAAAAAGCAATGAACATATAGATGATATAATGCACATAATTAAAAAAAAAGAAGATAAAAAAGTGCCACCGCCAAGTGCGGGCGAAAATCCACCAAAGGCGTGGTTTGATAATTGCAGAATGGCTGCACGCAGAATCTCAAATGACAAAGACCCATTTGGCGGACCACGAGGTACAATTAGAGATAATAGGGCATGGTGTTCTGAACTTTGGTACAATCCCGGTAGGTTTTCACAATCATACAATAAACCTGACGGTTCAAAGGGCAGAACTGACGGTTACAAATTAAGAAGAATGGTTGGTGACGCTAGCTGGCGACCTGATTAATATACGGAGTCTGAATTTTCTTTATATACTAAGTTCTATAACTGGGGTTTTATGAGCGCATGCAGTTGTGGAGGCACACATGAAGCACCTACCGAAACAGAAGAGGTAGTAGAGGCTGAAAAAAGTGAAGCCTTAGAAGAGCCAGTTATGGAATCTGACATAGATAAGTCAGAGGAATTATACAAAGACATGGAAGCCACTCTTGGTAAACTCAAAGAAATCATGGCCTACCTTGAAGAAATGAAAGACGAAAAAATGGACCACGAAGAAAAAGAGGAAGAAGAGAAAGCCGAACACGAAGAAAAGATGGAAGACGAAGAAAAGGCTGAACATGAAGAAGAAGAGGAAGAAGAGGATGAAGAAGAAAAGATGGACCACAAGAAAAAGGACACCATTGATGAACT